ATAGTATTGCCAGGCTGTCAGTTCAAGGTAACCGGTAGAGATAGAACGATGAAACTCGGACGCGATTCTTACAAGGTCACCGATCTCACAATGGTATGATGATTTATTTAATTAAATTTCAAATGCGCAGTGCCAGAGTCAAATGTCAACCAATTCAAACAAACAGCTGTTGTTTTCAACCGCATCGGAGTTGTCTGTTTTATGATTTCAAACGACAGCATGGTTCTCACATATGGGGCAAAATTCAAGAAACCATTGGGTTGGAATGAAGATGCATCTAATGCGAAACTGTATGTGAAAATGTTGTTGGTATGTATTGATCTTGTAAAATGTTGATATGTCTGGACAAGTTTCCAATAGTCCCCACTGCGCGATTCAAATTGCTCGTCGCTATTTATGTAAAAAGTTCCCTTTTTGATTATATCATAGTATGTGAAGCTTGAGAAATCATTTGCTCCTAGTGCGACCACGCTCAGGAACTTGCATGGTTTGTTCAGTTCTCGCAGCTGGACATCGACCTTGTCTTGTTGTATTGTCCCCCCTCCATTTGAAGTGAGGTACGTTGGGGTGTCTATGATGGGGGTTTGTTCTATTAGGTATGTGACTGGGTTTTGCGCAAACCTGTACTTCTCATAGTCGTCCAGGTACACATAGTCCGTTATGACACCTGCCTCGACATTTGGTATATCTGGTATAGATGAACCTGCGGGCAAATTTACCAATGTAGTAAGTGGTTTCAAAACAAACTCCAGGAGCACTTCTGTGTTTATGTTAAGATTTAGAATCGGTATATGTTGTTGTTTTGTTGCAGGCCTCCAGCAGTTGAAGAACTTCAGTGGCACTATGATTTCGTGCGACTGATCAGTGCTCAGGACTTGATCACGTCGTACAAGTCTAGATATTCCCTCGTATTTCTCACTTGGGCAGAACAGTTTGTCATCGATGTCCATGTAAATACCCTCGTGGGCTTGCACCACAACATCTCCTATGCGCAGTCTCACGAGTGCCAGACAGTTGTACCCAATCGTGTTGACCCACGTACCGCCTGGAATGTTCAGGTTTGGAAGAACTATTCTGAAATTCATTTGTCCTACGAGGTCTCCATTTTTAGACAGCTGGCAGATGTTCTTGGTCCCGAACCTCACGGTGGTGCTGAATTTTTCCTCTGTTGCTTGGACAGCAAAATTTGTGTACCTGCGATATACTTGTCTGAAGAAGGTCATCTGAGGGTTGTATGTTAAAAACACATCCTGAGGGCCTCGAGAAAGCAACTGGGCAAATGTTCCCTCGTTTGCCGTGCCAGTGACGCGCTTTGTCAAAGGAACTTCGTTGTTTTTTACAGGTTGTATGTCGACATTTCCTGCAGGCGGAGCATACACGTTGTCGAAAATCATATTTCTCGGCTGTAAGGTGGTGTTGGAAAACCGTTTTATGGTATCTATTTTTATGCCTTCAGGCTTTGCATATACCATGACCGATTCGTCACTGACCGGATAATCAGAGGGTTCATTCTGAATGAACTGCATAACTCTGTTGATTACAAATATTTTTTATGATACAAAAAAACATATTACAACTTTTCACAAGACCACTTGAAATCATATGCGTCTTTGCAATCCCCACGAGCACACATGCTTATCAAAGATCCATTAGTCTTTCCAAGAGCTCGTGCTGCTTCTCTAAATGAACCAAATTCATCTACATATGTGCCATCGAGTGTATACTGATACACTTTCTTGGATGCGTGATGCTTCTCACCGGTTAGTGCTTTGCTGATTTTTTTCTTGGTTTCTTCACTCAGAGTTTTCCCATACATAGGATGCTTCTCACCAGATCGTGCTTCGCTCATTTTTTGCTTGGATTCTTCGGTGTGAGTCTTTCCATACATATGATTCTTCTCACTTGCGTGTGCTTCGCTCATTTTTTGCTTGGATTCTTCGGTGTGAGTCTTTCCATACATATGATTCTTCTCACCGGATAGTGCTTCGCTCATCTTTTGCTTGGTTTCCTCACTTGGTGTTTTTCCATACATAGGATGCTTCTGACCGGAGTTTGCTTTGCTCAATTTTTTCTTGGTCTCATCACTTGGCGTCTTTCCATACATAGGATGCTTCTCACCGGTCTTTGCTTCCTTCATTTTTTGCTTGGTTTCCTCGCTTGGCCTTCCTTTACTACCACCGCCTTCCATGAGATTGTATCCACCGGGCGACAGAGTTCCAAACAATGCCACCAGCATCTCCTCGTAGAAGTTGAGGTCCTCGTCGGGAACCTCGTACCACTCTTTGTCAAAGTTTTCCCACCCGTGCTTCTTGATGGCATTGTATATTGCCCTACACCCACTGCTCAGCTGTTGGTGTTCTTCCAAACGTTTATGTATGTCACGAATTGTTTGCCCGATGTACGCTTTTCTGGACTCCTTGTACGTGAGCTTGTAAATGAAACCCATTTACGTGTGATTTTTACACTTATCATTATATCTTTACAAGTGTCGATATGCGTGTATATCGATGAAACTGAATTTTCAATTTACTCCCATAATACTCAAACTTGTATAAATACTCAACTTATACCGGCTGAAGCCACATAATCTGCTCTGTGTCAACAATCTTTGTTGGGAACGTCTTTGTCAACTGTATGAACTTTGACAACACCTTGTCAGTGATGTCCTCCTCAGACACTGTCTTCCTCCAATCAAGCACGCACTCGTCAACTATAATGTCGCCATCTGTAACTTCAATGTAATGCCCCCCAGTTTGTATGTAAAACGAAAGTTCATCATGCTCTCTTGTCAGAATTATCTGGTCTTTGCCGTCAAAGAGTGTAGATACACAATAACTTGGATATCCACAGTCCTCGGTGTCATCCGTAGCACCGTTCCTGAGGAACTTTTTGCCAACGTGTTCCTCATAAAATTCGCGCATCTTGAGCATAATGTCATGTTCGGTTTTTGAGATGTACACAGGGGCGTCGTCCTCGTTGTACCAGGAGTATGTCTGGATATATGCCATTTTAAATTATTAAAATAAATACAAAAGTCGTTTGTTTTTATGCTGCTGGGATTTACCAGGGTCAAATGACACCAAATGACACTTTATATGTGTCGATATGATATGCTGTGTGTGCTATGTTTTATTGTCATTTGACCCTGGGGATCAAAAAGTCTACATTAGTTGGTGAAAAAAGTTATTTCTTCACCAAACAAAAACCAAAGCAATCATGGCTTCTACCAACCCCGCCAACATTATCAACTACTCCAAGGCAGACTTCAACTTTGTACGCCGTGAGAAGACCCACCCTGGCTACTTCTCGAGCTATAAAAATTTTTTTCGCGGAACCAAGTGGCATGTCTTTGCCGGCCCCGCCCACAGTCTTGAGGACTCACTCACTGAGTCCCGGCGCTATAAAGTGAACGAGGGCCTGTGGGAGGTCCCTGCGGTGTACGAATTTGCTGTGGCGAAAACTCCAAACGGCAAGCGTTTCAAGACTTACATCGGCACAACCAAGAACCTCAAGAACCGCCAGGGTGACTACCTCAGCAATGGCGATCACATTGCTCACTTTATGTCAGCTGCGGTGGAGAGCGGGCTGTTTATCATGCGGCGCGTGCGATACATCATCCCCAGCGCTAACCTTCCGAGCAACCAGATTGAGCTCGCGGCTGTTGTTGCCGAGCAGACCGAGACTCGATTCCTTGGAAAGTTCAATTATGCTTGGTGTCAGCGTCAGAATGGCAATAAGGCAATGACTCGCCAACCTGTCAAGACCAGTTTCCTTTGTATGTTTTCCCGTATCAAGTGGATACGTCACGAAGATGCTTCTAAGTTTATGTAAACATTCAGAATCACTTGCGAACAGAACTAGAGCTTGAGCGAATCACACCAACAGGAGAACTTGAGCCAACGGAACCTGAAGATCTAGAACTTGAACTTGTTGAAGAACGAGAAGTGGGAGATGTTCGCATACCTACCGGTGCAGTCAGAGCACGGCGTTGTGATGTTGCCCGCTTCATTGATGTTCTACGTGGACTG